CCCCTTTCTTTTAAGGATAAATATGGCTTTGTTTCGATGTAATCAATCAGGTAATGTGGTCGAGTTTAGACAAGACTTTGACATTGCTGAGATGCGTAGACACCCAGAATACACAGAGGTTGATACTTCTGCTGTTGTAGAGGTGGCAAAGGTTGATGGAACAAGGCAGACATTAACGCTGAAAAAGCCTATGGGTAGACCCCGTAAGGAGCAGTTATGAGCGATATTGACGCTAGAGACTTTGGACGACTAGAAGCCCAAGTAGAGGTTTTACATGGTCAGGTATCGCAGTTGAGCAGTGATGTTCGTGCTTTACTTGAACTGGCAAATCAGTCTAAAGGTGGCTTTTGGATGGGAATGGTCATTGCTTCTGCATTGTCAGGCATAGTAAGTTTCTTTGCCGCAAGGTGGTTGAAGTAAGTTAATTAACTAGGAGATTGCTATGCCGATGGTTGGAAAAAAGAAGTTTGCCTACTCTGAAAAAGGCGAAAAAGAAGCAAAAGAATATGGCAAGAAAAAAGGTCTTCCTGTGACCATTATGGTTGCTGTTGGTAAGCCAAAAGGTATGCCTATGCGTGGTCAGCGCACTGCAACTAACATGATGAAAAAAATAGGCCGTGGTAAATGAAAAAGACCAAAGCACAGGCAAAGATTAGCAAAGTCATGCGTGAGTACAAGGCAGGTGATTTGCACTCAGGCAAGGGTGGTAAGGTTGTTAAGTCTCAAAAGCAAGCGATTGCTATTGCTTTATCTGAGGCTGGAAAGGCGAAGAAGAAATGAAACAAGGTTTATATTCCAATATCAATGCAAAACAAGCAAGAATTAAGGCTGGCTCTGGTGAGCGTATGCGGAAAGTTGGTAGCAAAGGTGCGCCAACTGCCAAAGCGTTTATTGAGTCTGCTAAAACCGCAAAGAAACCAAAAAAGGTGAAGTGATGAAAACTCCCGCTTGGCAACGCTCCGAAGGTAAAAATCCTAAAGGAGGGTTGAACTCCAAGGGAAGATCATCTTATAATGCGGAAACTGGTGGCAATCTGAAAGCACCAGTAAAGTCGGGGGATAATCCTCGCAGAGCAAGTTTCTTGGCTCGTATGAGTGGCAATGATGGCCCTGAGTACGACAAGAAAGGTGAACCAACTAGACTGCTTCTTTCGCTTAAAGCATGGGGTGCATCCTCAAAGGCTGACGCAAAGGCAAAAGCCAAGTCAATTTCCGCAAGGAATAAGGCAAAGGCAAGCAGATGACCTATCTAGAGTTAATTAACGATGTACTGATTCGGTTACGGGAGACTACTGTCTCTACGAACAGCGAAACCTCGTATTCCACTTTAATTGGTAAGTTTGTCAATGATGCAAAGCGTCAAGTAGAAGATGCTTTTTCTTGGAATGTCCTTGGCACAACAATTACCCTATCTACTACTTCTGGCACATATTCCTACTCTTTAACTGGTTCTGGTCAAAAGTTCCAAGTTCAGGATGTGATTAACGCCACTAGCAATGTTGGTATGAAGAATATCGACTTTGTTAGTATGAATCGGTATCAAAATTTCTCTACTCCTATAAATGGTATTCCAACAAATTTCGCTTTTGATGGCGTAGATAGTAATGGTGATACAAAAGTAACTCTCTATCCTCGTCCTGATGGCGTGTATAGCATCCCATTCTCTTTAACAGTCCCACAAGCCACTTTGAGTGCTGATGCTACTGTGGTCAAAGTACCTGATGTTTTAGTGGCTCAAAACGCCTATGCAAGGGCTTTAGTGGAGCGTGGTGAGGATGGTGGACTATCTTCCTCTGAGGCTTATGCGCTATACAAAACAATGTTGTCTGACCACATAGCATTGGAAGGCACACGTTATCCTGAGAACCAAGGATTTGTAGCGGTATGAGTCAAGGAATCCAAGTCTCTAGCATAAGCGCACCAGGCTTTTACGGGTTAAACACCCAAGATTCTCCTTTGGACTTAGGCCAAGGCTATGCTTTGGTTGCAACAAATTGCATCATTGACCAATATGGACGCATTGGCGCACGTAAAGGCTGGTCAAGAGTTAACTCATCTAGTGGCAACTTGGGTGCTAATGATGTAAAAGTTATCCATGAGTTAGTTCAGGCTGATGGCACTTTGACTGTTTTATTTGCTGGAAACAATAAGTTATTCAAGTTGGGTGCATCCAATGTTGTTACAGAACTCACCTACGGGGGAGGGGGCACAGCCCCAACTATCACAGCAAGTAACTGGCAATGTGCTTCTTTAAATGGAATAACCTACTTTTTTCAGTCTGGTTATAACCCATTGATATATGACCCAGCCGTAAGTACAACTACATATAGACGAGTTTCTGAGAAAACAGGCTATGCGGCTACTGTGCCTGATGCAAACATTTGTATATCAGCATTTGGTCGTTTGTGGGCGGCTAACACTACCTCTAACAATGCTACTGTTTACTTTAGTGATTTGATTGCAGGTCATGTGTGGTCAACAGGAACTGCTGGTTCTTTGAATGTCAACAATGTATGGGTGAATGGTGCTGACCAGATTACTGGTTTGGCGGCTCATAACGGCTTCTTGTTCATCTTTGGTATGCGTCAGATTCTTGTGTATTCAGGTGCTACTAGCCCGTCTACTATGACCTTGAGCGACACAGTTGAAGGAATTGGTTGCATTGCTAGAGACAGTATTCAGACGACAAGCACAGATGTGTTGTTTTTATCCAACTCTGGTGTTCGTTCATTGATGAGAACGATCCAAGAGAAGTCTGCGCCTGAGAGGGACTTGTCTAAGAACATCCGTAATGACTTAACTAGCGTTATTGCTGGTGAGACATTAGCCAACATTAAGTCTGTCTACTCTGAGCGTGAAGCGTTTTACTTGTTGACTACGCCTAGCATTGGTGCTGTGTATTGCTTTGATACAAAAGGCATATTGCAAAATGGCGCATCTAGGGTAACAACTTGGGATTCTATTCAGCCAACAGCATTGTTATCTCGAAGAGATGGAAGTCTATACATTGGTAAGAATGGCTATATTGGCTTGTATAGCACTTATCAAGATTACACATCTTCTTATAGGATGTTGTATTACACAAACCATGCTGATTTAGGTGATCAGAATCAAACATCTATCTTGAAGAAGTTGTCTATTGTTGTGATTGGTGGTAGCAACCAGACTGTTACATTTAAGTGGGGATTTGACTTTAAGACCAACTACTTGTCAGACAACAGCACGATTCCTACTCAGGGCGAGTCCTATTACGGGATTGCTGAGTATGGTGCAAATGCTACAACTATTGCTCAGTACAGCGATGGTATTGCTTTGCAAACGCTTGTTGTTTCTGCAACGGGTGCTGGAAAGGTTGTTCAAACTGGATATGAGTCAGACATAAATGGAACACCATTGTCTATTCAGAAGATTGAGATACAGGCTAAACAAGGGAAACTATCATGAGTGATTACACCAAAAGCACGAACTTTGCTACCAAAGATAACCTATCTTCTGGCAATGCTTTAAAGATTGTCAAGGGAACTGAGATTGATACTGAGTTCAACAACATTGCTACGGCTATTGCTACTAAGGCAGACACAACAAGCCCTACCTTTACTGGCACAACAACGATAGGAACTGTTGCAATTAGCGCAGGAACTATTACTGGCATTACAGATTTGGCTGTGGCTGATGGCGGTACTGGTGCATCAACTGCGGCAAATGCTCGTACAAACCTGAGTGCGGCGGCTTCTGGTGCTAACTCTGACATTACCTCGATTACTGGTCTAACTACTGCTTTGACTGTTCCGCAAGGCGGTACAGGGGCAACATCAATCTCTTCTGGTGCAATTGTCAAAGGCAATGGAACTAGCGCATTGAGTGCGGCTTCTGCCTCTGACATTGTGTCTGCTATTGGCTCTACTGCGGTGACAAACGCAACAACTGCAACCAATGCAACCAATATTCTTGGTAGTTCAACTCAAACTTATCAGAATGTCTTAGGCAGTCGTGGTTTGAATACAACATACACTAACTCTACTGGCAAGCCTATTTGGGTGGCTGTGGCATGGACTGCAACAGGAAATGGTAACTATACGGCTACTGTTAATGGTGCTACTGCTTACTATACAGAGCAAGACTTATATCCAAGGGCTAACGTGGACTTCATTGTTCCAATTGGTGCTACTTATTCTGTGCAGTCTAGTGCGGGTCAAAATCCTGCCTATTGGTTTGAATTGAGATAAGAATGATTACACACCACTTTTCTGATGGACTGTATGCCAAAGAAACGCACATTAGTGCGGGGCAGATGCTCATGCAACATAAGCACAATTACTCCCATTTTGGGATTATTGCCAAAGGTAAGGTTGTAGTTGTTAAAGAGGGTGACATTCAGATTGTTGAAGCCCCTGCTTGTATTGATATTAAGGCTGGTGAGAATCATGGTGTAAAAGCCATCACCGATGTGGTTTGGTATTGTGTTCATGCTACTGACGAGAAAGACCCGTCAAAAGTAGATGAAGTTTTGATTAAGGGGAATTGATATGCCATTTTATGTTGCTGGTGCTAGTTTATTAGGTGGATACCTTCAGGGGGAATCCGCTAAGAGTGCGGCTGAAACATCTGCGGCGGGGCAAAGAGAAGCGGCTCGAATGGCGGCAGATGCCTCCAGATTCCGTCCTGTCGGTGTAACTACTCGTTATGGGTCAAGCAATTTCCAAACGGATGCACAAGGTAATTTGATTGGCGCAGGATCAATCTCCTCAAGAGGCGGCTCAGAAGTACATAGAACAGCAACAAAACTTGCTTGCTCCTAGCCGTGAAAGACAGTATGCACAGTTGCAAAACCAACTATTCCAAACAGGGCGTGGTGGTTTGTCAGTTGGTGCTACTGGTGCTAGACCAAGTGGAGCGCAAGGATTGGGTGCGTCTAATCCAGAATTAGAAGCCTATTACAACGCATTGGCACAACAAGATGCACAGTTGGCGGCACAGGCTCAAGCGGCTGGTCAACAACAAACTGCATTTGGTGCAGGATTGTTTGGTAGTGGCTCACAATTGCTTGGACAGTACCAACAAGGTCAAGTTGGCGCATTGTCACCATTCCAAACAACTTTGGGGTTAGGTGGAACTATTGAACAAATGGGTCAACAAGGTCTTGAAATTGGTAGTGGATTAGGTGGAAGGTCTGCAACGGCAGGTGCTAATGTTGGACAAGCATTGTTATCTGGTGGAATAAGTGCCGCTAAGACTGCACAAGCAGGAAACGCTTACAACCCCTTGGCTAATGTCTTACAAGGCATTGGATCAAATCCATATCTTGCTCAACAAATTGGTGGAAATAGATCACAAAACTATGGCGGCGCAGGTGGTGGAATAACAAGTTCAGCAATGCTTGCGCCAACATATACAGATGTGTATGGCGGTGGTCAAATACCATTAGGCTACGCTAATCTTTAAGGAGAACCAGATGGCAACAGATATAGTAGGTGGTTTGTTTGGCACTCCCGAAGCATACCAAGCACAAGAAAACAGAAGGGCATTATCACAGTCAGCAGAATTGGCTCAACAAGACCCATTTACATCTGCTCGTACTAGCCTTATTTATGGTGGTCGTCAGTTGGCTGGCGTATTAGGCGCACAAGACCCGCAGTTACAGATAATTAGCGCAAGAAATTCTATTTTGCGTGGAACAAACATGAATGATCCAAATGCCCTTCAATCGGCGGCATCTCAACTTTCTCAGATTGGAGATGTGCAAGGGGCTATGCAATTAAGTAACTTAGCACAAAGTCGTGCCGAGTCTGAAGCGTCAATAAATTTACGTGAAGCACAAGCATTAAAAGCGTCAATGATCCCCAAATTGACTGGTGATGAAAGATATATTGCACAACTGCGTAGTGTTGAAAACACTTTGCGTCAAGGAAAAACGCCTTCTGATGATGACTTATCTCAAGCAAATATTGCATCACAAATGCTTGCAAAACCAAGATCATTCTTTGACCAAGCAAGTGGACAAACTGTTGTTATTCCAGCAACTGATCCATCAAAAGCATTTCCATTGACATTCAAGCGATTTAGTGGAACGCAAGAACAAGCACCTGCGCCAACAGAAGGAGCAACAACTACTCCATCAACAACAGCGGCTAGACCATCAATGCCTACAACTGGTACTGCTACTGTTCAACAAGTAACAAGAGGGAATTTACCTGCTGGCGTTATTCAAGATGTTGCAGGTATTGATAAGCAATTAAAAGAAATAGAAAATCGTGCGCCTCAACTAGACAAGTTTTTATCAAAGATTGAAAATGGGGAAGTTAAATATAACTTAGCAACAAATGCATACGATATTGTTGGCTCTATTGTTCCTCCAATTTGGGGTGGAAAAGAAATTGGCAAACAAATTGATAAAGATGAAATTCAAAGGGCTTTGACTGCTAGGGTTAATTCTGTACTAAATGCCGCCAAAGGCGTTCAGGCAAAAGATGACGCACAACGAGCAAAGGATCAAATTGCTTCTCCATCAACATTTTTAAGTTCAGAAAGAATGGCTGGTGCAATTCGAGACTTGCAACGTGCTGAAACAAGTTTGGCGCAAGAACTTATAACTGAAAAACAAACACTTCAGTCAAAAGGACAACCAACCGCCCCGACTACTCCCACTCCATCAAAAGCAAAATCAGGAGAGTTGAGTAGGGATGAAAAAATAAATGCTTTTATTCGTGCAAATAATGGCAAACCAACAAGACAACAGGCAGAAGAGTTTTTAAAGTCAAAAAACTTACTTAACTAAGGCGGTACATCATGGGTTTATTTGATGAATGGAAAGACAAGTCTTATGCTGAAAAAATGCAACAGACTTACCTTAGTGACTTTGAAAAAGGTCAAGTAAATAAGGGAAAAGAAATGGCTGAAGGCTTAGTCCAATCCGTATTGGAACTAGGCGTAAAGGCTGGATTAACTCGTCAAGAAACACTTGATAAGTTAAATGCTCGTCTTGCACAACAACCTGATCGTCTTAGTTACGACAATAAAGTAATGGGCGCAATGGGTGAGATTGTTGGCGAACTGACAATTGCCGCACCCGCTTCTGCTATGGGTTGGTTTGGTGCTGGTGGAAAGTTGGCACAAATAACAAAACAAGGTTTATTTGGTGGTGCTTGGGAATACTTTACAAAACCCGTATTACCAACAGAGGATAGAGGACAGAAAGCAACACAGGCTGGTGTAACCTCTGGTGGTGCAACTGCTGTTTTAGGGTTAGTTGGAAGACCAATTGAAAAACTAACTCATTACGACTTCAAAGAGAACATTAAAGCGGTTAAAGATGCTTCTGCCTCATTAGGAATTAGCCCTAAGTTACTTGGTGACTTTACTGGTAGCGAATCAACTCGTGCGGCTGAAGCCATTAGTAAAGCGCGTGGTGGTGGCGTTGTGGATATGCTGAAAGACAACATAAACCAGTTAAAAACCGCTGGTGGAACAATTGAAACAAAAGTAACTGGTGGTAAGGTTTATTCAGGTAAGGCTGGTGAAAATGTTGCCAAGGCTATCCAAACTAACTATACAGATGTTACAAGAGAAGGCAATAAGTTATATACAAAGTTAGACACTCTTGCAACTCAAAACAACTTAACAAAAATTATTCCATCTGAAACAGAGATGGCTGTAAAGAATGTTGTATCTGAGTATGGCGACTTGTTTAAAATCCTTGAAAGACCAAGTTTAGAAGCCAAACTTAATTCTTTTGGTGGAAAACTTGGGAAAGAAGAAGTTAAGCAACCCGCTGGATTGATTCTTTCTGAGTCTGGTGTTCCAATTATTCCTGAGATTAAAGGGCCAGCAGAGTTCACTTTTTCTGATATTCGTAAGGCTAGAGAAGGGCTTGTGGATGCTTTGCAAGCCGCCAAGACTCAAAATAAACTTGGTAGCAAGGAAGCCATTAGGATCAATGAAGTTATTGAGGCTATGGATAGAGACATTGATAAATGGGGCCAATCTGTTGCACAAAACAAGACTGTCTCTGATGCTTGGGATGCCGCAAGAACTTACTGGAAAGGTAATGTTATTCCATTGCGTGATGCTGACTTAGCAGTAGCAATGATTAAAGACCCAAGTTCTAGTGAATTAAAGACAGATATATCCAAACTTGTTGGAAAGATTGTTTCCGCAGAGGCTACTGGTCAAGAAGGAGCAAAACGTGCTTCTATGATGGTTGCAAGGGTATTGCCAGAAGATATAAAGGCTGATGTAGCGGCGGCAACTTTCAATACTGCTCGCACCCAAGCAACTGATGCCGCAGGTAACTTTGATCCAATCAAGTTCTCTACTTTCTTACAGTCTAGAAAACAAAATCTTCAACCATTTGTTACTGAAAATCTAGATACTATGTTAAACAAATATAGTTTCCTTTCTCAGTCTATGACTCGTCAGGGTGGCGCATATGGCGGTTTAGATGAAGCGGCTTCTCAAGCAACAAGGATGGCGGCGGCTTCTGTCGTAGGTGGCCCTGCGGGTGCGGCAATCGCTTCTGTTCCAGCCAATAGGCTGATGGAAATGTTGTCTCGCTCTGCGTTTGATACAGAAGCAGGTAGAGCCATTATGTTGTCTGGAAAGTCGTTAGATGACTTTAGACCATTGTTAACTGGCGGCTTGATGTCTAATCAATTGCCAGAAGGCGTTGTTGCTACTCCTGAGTGGGTAATTCCACCTGAGTTGGGTGGTCAACCACAACCACAACTTGGCGAACCATTGATCCAATCACCATCTTTGCTGGATGCAAACTTGCCTATGAAGGAATCAAGACGGCAGTTCAAGCCTATCAAGACATCAAGAAGACTGGCGGTGAGGTTGCAGGTATCGCTGGTGAGGTTGGTGGGTTACTCTCGAAATTCTTTCATGGTCAAGACCAGTTAGAAGAAGACTACAAAAAGAAGCAGGATGAGACAAAAGAGTTAGCAAAGCAAGGCAAGGTTAAGAATGTAACCCTGCAAGCGATTGATAATGTAATGCACGTCAGGCAGATCAGGCAGTATTACAAAGACTTAGAACACATGGTTAGATACGAGTTGGGTATGCCTGACTTGTGGGTAGAAATTCAAGCAGAGCGTGACAAACTGATTGAAGAAGCCAAAGCAATAACAAAACTACAACAAGCGGCTGAGAGACAAGAATATCTTAAAAGACAAGAGAAGCGTAGAAGGATAAAAGAGAAAGTACATATATACATAGCAACACTAATTGCAATTGTTTATGTGTGTACGTTTACTTGGTTTTTAACTTGGTTAGTTGAGTATGACAGGGAATGGAGATGGGGATACTAATATGGGAAATCGCTGTTTTGGTTGTTGTCACCATATTCCTAGTAGTGGTGGTAATTGGTGCGTCTTGGTTTGTGCGTGAGCATGACAAACGGGCTGATTACTATAAAAAGCAAGCAGAAATCTGTTGGAGAAATAAATGAATGACCTACTCAATTTACTCAAGGGTGTCGCACCCACGTTGGCAACTGCTGTCGCTGGCCCTCTGGGTGGCATGGCTATTACCGCTTTGGCTAGTAAGTTTGGCGTTTCTGATTCCGTTGATGCTGTTGCTAAGGCTATCGCAGGCGATCCGCAGGCGGCTCAAAAGATTGCTGAAACAGAATTAGACTTTGCCAAGTTAGCGGCAGACGCTATGAAGAACGAAGATAACAATGTCTCTACCCGTTGGAACGCAGACATGGCATCTGACTCTTGGTTGTCCAAGAACATTCGCCCTATGAGCCTTGTAGCCATCTTTGCTGGTTACTTCCTGTTTGCCATGATGTCTGCCTTTGGCTTGAACGCTAATGAGGCGTATGTAACCTTGTTGGGGCAGTGGGGAATGTTAATTATGGGTGCTTACTTTGGCGGTAGGACTGTTGAGAAACTTGCAGAAATGAGAAAGAAATAATCATGTTGTTAACACCACACTTTACCCTTGAAGAACTTACAGTAACTAACCATAGGTCGCTTGATAACACGCCTAATAGTTCTGAGATAAACAACTTGAAGCGTTTGGCTGAAATGCTTGAAGAAGTTAAAGACTTGCTAGATGGCAAGCCGATCATGGTTAACTCTGCATTTAGGTCAAAAGCCGTAAATGACGCTGTGGGTTCAAAAGACACATCACAGCACAGAGTTGGTTGTGCGGCTGACATTAGAGTGCCTGGGCTTACTCCAGATCAAGTAGTCAAAGCCATCGTTGGTTCGCCAATAGAGTTTGATCAAATCATTCGAGAGTTTGATTCTTGGACACATATCTCTGTTCCTAATGCACCTTCAGGCACACCACGCAAGCAAGCATTGATCATTGACAAGGCTGGTACACGGGCTTATTCATAAATTGTTCATATTGATAACGCCTAATACGCACTATGAAAATACAGCGTGTAAACACACGGCAATCCTCTGTGCAGACAAGACTGTCGCAACTTCAGAAGAAGTGCCTACCTTATGACAAAACTTACGACACAAATCATGGATATTGGTGGATTGCTACTAAGGATGGTGTGGATTGTGGTTTCGCAGGTCTTGTTTATAGTTCTCGCTGGGCTGATTGCGGCTACCTTGTACGTTGTGGTGTTGTGGCTGATCATCGTGGATTCGGCTTACAGAAGAAGTTTATTCGGGTCAGGATTCGACAAGCGAAAGCGTTAGGTCTAAATTGGTTAATCACTAGCACCTACGACAACCCTGCTTCTGCAAATTCTCTCATTTCTTGTGGGTTCAAAATGTTTGATCCAACTAATCCTTGGATGACAAAACACACAAGTTACTGGCGACTAAAACTGGAGTAATTATGGCAAACCCCAATGTATCTGATGCTGAGTTTATGGAGTTGTGGAAAACACATCAATCTACAACCGCTATACAGAAAATAATAGGGGGTAATCTACGAACCCTTCAAAGGCGTAGGGCAGGTTTAGAGGCTAAATATGGTCTGTTAATGGAAGCCAAAAACCCTAATGGAAGACCTGAAAGACCCAAAAGTGCATACGAGCGCAAGCAGTTAGGCGTTCTGAATGGCGTTGGAATTGTGTTTAGTGATGCTCACTATTGGCCTGGGATCGTTACAACTGCTCATAAAGGTCTTTTGGCTGGTAAAGAACCTACCCTTATTGAGGAACTAAAGGCTTGCCAAGAACGCCTTTCAGAGGTCGAGGAAGCCGCCAAGGAAGCCCGTCACAATGTCAAACTGGTCTACACATGGGGCAACCACGATGCTCGCTTTAACGCCCGTCTAGCGGCTAATGCACCTCAGTTTGCCGAAACCTATGGGTTTAAGTTGGAAGACCATTTTCCTAGTTGGGAGTTCTGTATGACTTGTTGGGCAACAGACGATGTGATTATCAAACATAGATATAAGGGCGGCGTTCATGCCACCCACAATAACACCGCAACAGCAGGTAAAAGTATTGTAACGGGGCATTTACATAGCCTAAAAGTAACACCTTATGCTGACTATAACGGCAACCGATTTGGTGTAGATACGGGTACACTGGCAGAGCCTTACGGCCCACAATTTAGTTATGGCGAGGACAATCCATTAAATCATCGGTCAGGTTTCGCAATTCTGACATTTAACAATGGGAAACTGTTATGGCCTGAACTGGTTCACAAGTGGGATGAGGATCAGGTTGAGTTTAGAGGTCAGATCATCAATGTTTAAAGGATTTTTATGTATACAGTAGAAATTGAGTTGGGTTGGGAAGAGACTATCACCATCAAGACAGACGACTTCAACAAAGTTGCTATGTTGCAAGCGTATATAGCAGAACAAGAAGAGTGCGGCTGGACTGAGGAAGACGAAGAAGACATCGAATTGATGTCATTCACCGACACTGAAGGTGTGACTTGGTACTATGACGAAGACGAAGACGAGTGGCTTGAGTTAGAAGAAGACGAAGAAGACGAAGATCAAGAGTAAAGCAACTGGCTTACATCTGACAATATTTCCTGAATACTGGCTATTGTTTGTGTTTCAGAAACATCGTGTTTAGTATGTGAGCGCATTGCCTCATTGATGTCTAGCAGGGCTGTCCACACATCATGTGCGTGGATGGCCTGTTTTGCTTCTATGGCATCCTCAAATTCGATAGTTATTTTCATTTTTCCTCCGATAGCATAAAGATTGCGACAGCCGTAGCAATGACTCCTACTGCCCCGAACATAATTAAAAACACTACCCACAAGACTGTTTCTAACATAATATTTCCTTTAAATGATTTTGTGCATTTATAACCCGTACGAGATAACGTACGCAATCAAGACTCATCGGAAGGTTTCACTTCCACAGGCCAACACCTGACCGCCCATGATTCACCATATTCCTTAATTGTCAGAAGTGGATAGCCTTTTCTGACAATCCACTCACTCATCTGACCATCAGTGTTTGGATCGTATATGGCAGGGAAACCATACTTCCATCCCTCTGGTGGATCAACCCATATCATGTTTGATTGCATACTTAAATCCTCCGACTTGATACTTAAATTGGGCAATATATTGACCAAATGATCAGGTTTTTGTTCATTATGGTGAACATTGTTGCGTTTGCGCCACAGGCTCACAGGATGATCCACTCACGCTCTTGTCTACCAGAATTGGATGCAACTGTCTTACCAGTTAGTCCAATCATTCCTAGTTTCTGCATCTCTGGCAACCTGCGCCACACTTGGTCATTTCTCAGACCAGTTTGCTTTGCTATTCCATCCTTACCTAGTGGCCCAAACCGCTTTAAACAAGCGTAGATGACCTCAATGTGGGCTGGTGCTACATTGGTGACGCTTTCAGCCGCCATGTGGCTTGTTAATGGATCAATGATCCTTGCCCTTACGAATGACTGTGAACCAAAGAACTTCTCTACTCCACCTTCAAACCATGTTTTGTCTAATATACTCATTTGTGAATCCCTATTAAAACTCATTTGTGAACTCCTGTTAATTAAGTTAGTGGGTACTTACTTACGCTTTCCCCGTATTGATATCAGAATGGCACGTCTTCTAGATCACGGCCTTCTTTTGTAGTTCCACCTTGACCATAAGGCACTTTACCTGTTGGTGGCTGTGCATCCTTTGGTGATACTGCCAAGCCCATAAACTTGCCAGACTTGCCTTCTTTAATCCAAGCAGACAACCAGTATTCGTTTCCGTCTACCATGATGCTACCTTTGTAGTCAGGATGTTTCTCCTGTTCCTTCTTGTCGTTCTTAAAAAGAACACCTGAGTTATCACGTTTTTCCATATTAACCTTTCAAAGTATTTAACTTATTAACTTTGTCATCCACTTCCGCTAAGAACTGAATAACCTCTCCTTCTAGTTCAGCAATGTACTTGTCATCTCTGGCAATTCTCTTGATAAACAACTGAAGTCCTTCTGGCATCCGTGGGTCAAAACTCACGAAATCGCACCAACTACGATTAGCACAAACCATCTGCCATTGCATCTGATCGTAGTATTTCTTTGCCACCTCACCACCCAACACAGTATCAATGTGCGTTGCAGTATTTGGACATTTGATCTCCAAGCATCCATCATCACCCACAAGCCCGTCAGGACTAGCGGCAGACATTGGAATGGTTGGGTGGTCAATAGCACCTGTTTCTGTTACCAGTAAGTTCATCTTGGACTCATAGTTCGCACGGGCAAAACCTTCATTCTCGATGCCCCACTCCATTGCCGCATTGGTAAAGGACTCAGCGACTTGGTTGGTCATGCGCTCGACTACCAACTGCGCCATGTAATTAGCACGACTTGTTGAATAACCTGACTTTGTTTTAGCAACTATGTCAGAGATGCGAGATGCAGTTGCTTTTCCACAACGCTGTGCAAACCATTCTGGTGTTCCTTGTTCTATATCACTCATTTCAGCACCTTCTTCTTTGCATCCTTGGCGGCAATCATCTTGGTCTGCCATGCTTTGTTTCCATCAGTAGCCGCAAATGCCTCGATGTAGATGTTCTTTAATTCGTCAACTGTTGTGGTGGCTTCAATAGCGGCAATGTAGTCAAGCATCTTTCCCTCATCTGGAGTGCCTTCCTCAACTGTTTTAGAGCCTGTTGTAGCGTCCAAAGCATCATGCTCAACTATGTGTAACACCGACACCCAAAGGTAGCGGGAAAGGTAGGTTTGCACAGCACCAAGGTTCTGCACTTCATGGCAACCCTTTAGGGCGGCTGAAGACATTGGGCTTGTGAAGACAATGATCTCGTCAGGCTTTTCTGTATTGACAACAATGAACTCAGCAATCTCTTTTCCAAAGCGGATGATGGAAGTAAGACCTACCTCGTTAAATATCTCAATTGCGGGGATTACGAAATCACCTAACTCAAAATAGTTGTAGCCAGCAAACTTGTTGTGACCAGACTTCTTGAGGGCTTTCTTGTGGAACTTGGCTCTCGCCTCGTTTAGTTTTTGATATACATTCATTTTGAGTAACTCCTATTAGATTGACTCTGTTTAACTTGCTCTTGACCTATCCAGTGTGATAACCCAATCAGGTTTGAAATGATGGTATTTATCTCTGAATAGAACCCAGTATATTGCTTATTCAAGCACATTTCACCTAGGGTTTTCACTGATCTTTCGATATTCATAAGTGATGTTGAATAATCATTGATCATCGTATTCTGCCTTTGCTATATCCATCTGTGTCTCATGGTCAAAGTCTTTCAACTGGATGAAATGATTTTCCTGACAACAAGATATTTTCTCGTCTTGTGGCTCATAGCAATAACAGCAGTAATGCACATGGGAGTATCGTTTTAAGACATCCTCAAATGTATATTTCATGTTCATATTGTCCCCAATACTTTGTGAATTTCAGCAATCATCTCGTTCTTGATTCGCAACTGCAATTCATGTTCAGCAAGGATGCGATGTAGTTCTACTATCTCTGCTTTGAGATGCTCTGCCTCAGTCTGATACATGACAACATTGACTGCCAGTTCGTCTTCATAATCAAGTTCATGGAAGGCTTTGTTTAACTTTTCTTGATCCGTCATTTTTCACTCCCTTATTCGGATGGTATCTACAATTGTTTGGGCTTTAGCATGGTCATCGATCATGCCAAAGATGATGGAACAAACGATGTCTCGCTCGTTCTCTACGCCCATATCGAAGGCGTTTGACATAGCGGTAACTGTGTTCTCCTCGACTGCCGCCATGCGTAAAAAACTAATCATTTCGTGCTTAGTCATTTGAATTTGCTTTCTGGTCATCTTGTCTCAGTTCTTTAAATTTATATTCCGTCATACAGAATCCTCCCATTTCCAACCAAGAAGTTCCTCTGTGTTTTTTATCTGTTCATCAGTAGGTTTGTGATAAACAGCAAATTTTATATATGGCGTTACCTGTGGATACAAAACCCAACTTCCAACAGGTTTGGCCGATTCAACGAATATGTATTCTGGTGTCATACAACTCCCTCCCAGTCTTTACGCCATGCTGTTGTGATGTCGAGCATTTCGTCTGTTGCTTTGTTCTCGCATCGGTTGTAGTGTCTTTTGCTAATGTCGTAAGTGATGGGCTTGTCTTGCTCGTCAAATACTGCAAAGTCAATCTCATAGTCATCTGAATGGTCAGCGTCAAGTTCATCGCCTGGCGTCAGTATGTCGAAACACACTAAGCACTCGCCAACTCCATCAAGGTAGACGCATATCTGATGTTTGAAATCACTTATTTTTACTGTCATCATTAACTCCTGTTTAGTAACCCACTTGTTGTGGTGTATGAATTGTCAATGAAAATAAATGTTTGAATACTAGGACAAACCCTAGGTTGACAAAATAAATTTAGGGGTAGCATTGCTTGACAAAACAAGGGGATATTATGTATTTAAAGACTTATCACAAGCAAATGCTCAGAAGGCTAGAACACAAACCTAGCCCACTAAAAGGGTTTACGCATGGGGACAACAACGCTGGCAATGTGTCTGTTCACTTTGAGAATTACCTCAATGACGTGCAGAACTTTGGCTATGTTGTTTGTATCGAGGAGGTATGGCATATCACGGGCTTTGGATTGGCGGCTTTACATGAGAAAAAGAACGTGGCAACCCCTACCAAAATGAGCAACGGCACTACGACTGAATTCTACGATGGTAAAGAGTTAAAGCAGACCTGTGCCAGACTAGGTGCGTATGATTTTCTTAAATATCCAAGTAAATTTGGTGAGAATTTGCGCTACCCACGAATTTATCTATAATAGTTTGAAACACGGCTAATTCTGAAGTCATGAGCAGAATGAAAAGCGAGCCTTCCCGCCTGCCGAGGTTTCTTTTGTTAGTGAAGGACAGACTGAAGGAAAATTATGCCTACTAGGTATCTAAAGCCAGGTGTCCGTGACAGCGAAGCCATCGACAACCTATCACCCCAAGCAGAAAATCTTTTTTATCGTTTACTGGTAACAGTCGATGATTTTGGTCGTTTTGACGCAAGACCTGCAATGATTAAAGCAAATTGTTTTCCAATAAAAGACTCAATGAGCATAAATAAGTGTAAAGATTTGCTTGAGGAACTTGTCAACAAGAATTTGATTGTTGTTTATGAGTCTTTTGGCAAAAATGTATTACAAATGTCTAAATGGGACAACATTCCTAGAGCAAAAGAAAGCAAATATCCATCACTTGCAGACGATGGTATACAAGTGCATACAGATGTATACAAGTTGCATACAGATGCACCTTTAACCGAAACCGAAACTAAAACTAAAACAGAAACTAAAACACCGCCTGAAGGCGTATCACAACTTGTTTGGGATTCATTTGTCCAACAGAGAAAAACCAAGCGAGCACAAGTTACAGAATTGGTTATTGATGGAATACAGAAAGAAGCAGACAAGGCGGGCTGGACACTTGAAAATGCTTTAAACGAAATTGTGATTCGTAATTGGCAGTCTTTCAAGGCAGAATGGGTTGCTAAACCTGAGAACAAAGCAGACCAAGTGTTTACTACTGTGCCAAGTAGATTCGAGCGTGACCCAGCCTTGATTGCTGTTGAGCAAAAACTAAAAGAGGGTGTTCCGATGCCACCTGAGATTAAATTGGCTTTAGAAAGGTTAAGAAAATGAGCAAAGTAATAAACACGATGGAAACACTTAGAACAAAGTTTTATGTTTCTGATAGGGGATTTTTAGTAATTCAGCAGGATTCTTACGAATACGGAAAAGAAGTTACTTTTCTGCTTAGCCCCGACCAAACCGAGATTCTTTTAAGCAAACTACCTGCTTTTATTCAAGAACAAAGTCAATCATGGTCTGGCTTTTACGAATCAGAAGGCGAAGATGACCAAGAATGAAGCCCATGAACTACTTGATAGACAAAAACGAGGATTCCTCTGCCTACCTAGAGAGGTTAATCAAGCATTATGGGTCTGCGGAGACACAAGAGGAGATTTTGCAATGTCTAGCGAGAGAATGGAAGATGCGTTACATGAAACAAATCAACCTCATTGGGAAGCACAAAGCATCGACTTGGTGGCGAGATATAGTCGAATCGATGGAGAAGAAGCGTGGGAAAGCATTTGTGGATAACCTTAGATTAAGAATGAACAAATTGAAAGAGACAAAATGAAATGCCCTACTTGTGGTGCTTGGACAACAATCAAAGAAAGCAGAGAATCAACTATTTTTGGCTATACAAGGCGCAGAGAATGTGGCAATCAGCACCGATTTACAACGCAAGAGAGAGTTGTCCCTGAAGATGCCATTAAGCAATATCAGCGTTTACATATCCTCAAAGTAGCAAAGAAAAAGGTTAAAAAATGATTTACATAGGAATAGACCCAGGCTCAGTCTCAGGGGCTGTGGGTGCAGTTGATTCAAATGGGGATTATTTGGATTCATTCATGATCGAACACCAAGACAAGCACATTCTGCCAATGGTGTTTAAAAACATGATCCTGCGGCTGGTTGACCCAAAAGAGGGTGCTGAAATATGCTGTGAATTAGTTCATTCAATGCCTAATCAGGGTGTGGCAAGCACTTTCCAATTTGGTAGGGCGGTGGGTGTGATTACTGCGGTATGCGAGTTAACTAATTACCCATTGCATATGGTTAGCCCTCAAAAATGGAAAAAGCATTTCCACCTAACAAGCGATAAAGGGGAAGCATTGGATTGCGCCCGTATGCTATGGCCTACAGCACCATTGAAAAGAAAGAAAGATATAAACATAGCAGAATCACTTTTAATCGCTGAATATTGGCGGGATTGCATCAATGGAAAAACAAGAGAAAAAAGCGATACACGTTAAATTTACGCCAAATGATCATAAGATTCTGACAACCATAGGCGGCGGCAATATGAGCGAGGGTTTTCGGATTGCAATTGTGTGGGCGGCTCATTTCCACAATTTAGGGCTAACCCCTGACATGGATTTAAACGTTGTGGGACTAGTAACCGTATCAACTACGGACAATTACCCGCATGACTAGCATTCAAACGCATTAAAACCTAGTTTATAGGCGTTTTTCTATTGGGTTAATGGGTAGATAGCACCAAGCATAGAAAATGCATTCTAGGGGCTAAAATTTAATGGGTTATTTTGGACAACAAAAAACCCGCCGAAGCGGGTTAGTGGTTTATTTTCTTTTTAGTATTATTTGTAGGATTAATGCTATTGTTGCGTAGATCATTAAATCACCCGCTTTTTATTTAGGTGATCAATGGCCGCTTGTTTTGTTTCAAAACGGCCACCGATAGGGGTTTGATGTTTACCCCTAACAATAAACCAGCCATTAAGTAAACGATTAAATATAATTTTTGGCATTGTTGCCCCTTTATTGAATTGTGGATGTAATAACCCAATCACCCCTATCACCATTCCAAGTGCAATCAGGTAAAGTAATTTTGTAGTGTTTAACTACTAGCATTACTTCATCATAAGTTTTTTTATAGTCACACAATGGTGATCCATCATGCATTAATATCCATTTCCTATCAATTGAATAGGATAAGTGCGTTTTATGATCCATCATTAACCCCTTTTAAAAAACTAAAACGTCAAAATAAGATAACAAGCACAATACCCACAGGGTACAAAATGCCAGGCAAGATAGTGCGTTATAGAAAAAATTACGCATAATGCACCCCTTTGATTTGAGTGAAGCCGCTTGTATCATGTTTTGCTTTCCCTTTAGCATAGAGTGCCACTACAACGGATTTTGGCTCTATATGTCGCACGTCCGTATCATCCCCATCCACTACTTGCCAAGCACGGAAAACTTTAGGGATATCGGCACGTTTTTGGAAAACTACAGCAACACGGGAATTATGCGGATTAGTTAGCCCTTTTATGCTTATAGGTTTTGGTGTGATAGCACTAAAACTAAAGGTTAGATCATAGTTATTACACGTTTTACCCGTTAAATTGCGGCTTGGATGTTTTGTGTAATCATAGAATTGCACCTGTGGAAATAATTGGAAAATGTTTAATCCGTCCACTACTGGTAAATTTTCGTATGGGATATCGCTTGTCCCATTTGGTCGCACTAAAGGGGTAAAACCTAATTTAGCCGCTCTATTTTGCAACGACCATATATCGGCGGCCAATGACAATAAAAATGCTTGCTGGTTTGTGTAGAAAAATTGGGTTTTCGCTTGCCTGGCATTTTGCACACTATTAAAAGCCCCTCTACCCGCTGTAGCAAGGCACGGAATCAGACAACCTGCTAATTTGGCATGAGCACAAATCTTGGAATCAGGTACTAGGTAAACGATACCCGTGAGAAAACCTAATTTTTCCCCTTTGATCGTTTTGGTGGATGATTCACCTAGAATCGTTTTGTAGGTTAGCCCTAAAGCGGCTAATCGGGTTTTGTATGGGTTACGCATATTAAATTCACCTATTAAAAAATTGTTGATTGTTTACTGATTACTGCTAACCAGTAACAATAATATAACGTTGCAACAACAATTAAGTACTAGGATAAACCCTAATAAAATAATAATCTTTTCTATCGGTTTACCATTATTAATAGGCAATTACTATTTGTAACTAATAAGTATCATATGCAGCATGACCCATATACACTAAGTTAGTGAGTGCTCACTTACCAATAAGTTAGTAACTACTAACCTACTTAGTTAGTGTGTGCTTACTTACTTACGCTGACATAGTTAGTTAGTGCTTGCTAACATACAAGTTAGTGGTTGCTAACATCTAAGTTAGTTAGTGCTTACTTATGTATGGGGGGGAGGGGGTAGTCGTGCTGTGTAATATTTGTGGGAGCCTCTCCCCCACAAGAAAAGCCAATTTAGGATATTGCTAGAAAAGACTTGTCCTGTCCGTAAGGACTTGTCCTATTAACTAATACTTCCCTTCCCTTCTTCCCGTCCTTGACTTACGTGTTACGGACGATAGCCTGTAACCCGTATATACAGGTAAATCTCAAGAAGAGAGAGCCTCTCGTTTATCTAGATTACAAGACTGTTTGTCAAACAATCAAGCCTAAGTAACATTGCCCCGTCCACCTTGTCTATGTTGCTTCACAGCATTTAGAGGGCTACTAGAGACTCACCTAGTTCATCACGTTTATCCTACTTGGTCGGCTCAACCGCATAGAGGGGTGGGTCATGCCCCCGTTGTCTTTACTATATCAGGGATTACCCTATTGTTCAACAAATAAATCTAGTTCATAATAGAGTTGCCAAGACGCATGGAGATTGAAGCCCGAGTCCGCAAGACTTGGTAGCCCCGCTAATTGAGAGTCAACAGTCCTAGGAAACTTTGATTGAGGCGGGTTAGATAGTCAGTCTCCAGCCGTGTTGGTAATGCGTAATGCGGGTTAGCGCCGTAGCCAAATGTGTTGTGCAAATTCAAAAATACACTGCTTTATGTGGACGTGTTACCAACAACTAACTTCCCCTTTGTGGACAAAAGTACATGACTGAAACTAAACCACGTGGTAGACCAAAAGGCTCTACTAATAAACAGTTCTCCCTTACCAGTTATGCTGATAAGCCTGAACTCATCACTCTACCCAAGACTGAGACTGCTCAACTCAAAGAATTAAAGAACCTCCTGATAAACAGCGCAGGTTCTAGAGTAGTCCATAAGGCGGTAGAGATAGCCATGAATGATGAACACCCTGCCCAACTAGCCGCCATCAAACTCTGCATGGACAGAATGTTGCCTGTCTCTATGTTTGAGAAGGAAGGCAAAACCCGTAGTGCTGTAACTATCAACATTACTGGAATAGGCGAGATTTCGCATACCCCTGAAACCATAGATGCTGAAGACATAGAGGCTAAGAATGAGTGATCTAAACTTCTCCCTACTGCCTTGGCAAGAAGAAGTCTTCAAGGATAAGACTAGGTTCAAGGTAATTGCGGCTGGTCGTAGGTGCGGTAAGTCCCGTATGGCGGCAGTCACCTTACTTATTGAAGCATTGAAATGCCCTGCGGGTTCTGCGGTGCTTTATGTTGCTCCTACCAATGGTCAGGCTAGACAGATTATTTGGCAAGTTCTAATGGATTTAGGAAGGGAAGTTATCCAAAATGCCCACATCAACAACCAAGACATCACCACCATCAACGGAGCAACCATCTACGTCCGAGGTGCTGATAGACCCGATACCCTCCGTGGAGTCTCCCTCACCTACGCCGTCCTTGACGAAGTTGCGGACATTAAGCCCGAAGCGTGGGAACAAGTTATCCGAGCCTCTCTCTCCGATAGAAAAGGAAGAGCCATGTTTATCGGAACTCCCAAAGGAAGAAACTGGTTTTACGATCTCTTTCGATTGGGCGAAAGCGAAGAGGATAAGGACTGGAAATCTTGGCACTTCACCACAAAAGACAACCCCCTGATTGACCCTACTGAGATTGAGTCTGCCAAGAAAACCCTGTCTTCCTTTGCTTTCAAGCAAGAATACATGGCATCCTTTACCAATGCAGGTAGCGACATCTTCAAGGAAGAGTGGATTAAATACGGGGTTGAACCTGAGTTTGGAAGTTACTACATAGCCTGTGACTTGGCAGGATTCGAGGAAGTTGCCAAACAAGCGGCTAATTCTAAGAAAAGGCTAGACCAGACTGCTATTGCTGTGGTCAAGGTAACGGATGATGGCAAATGGTTTGTCAAAGAGATTGTCTTTGGGCGTTGGGACATCCGTGAGACTGCGGCAACGATCTTGTTGAAGATGCGGGAATACCGACCTTTGGCTGTTGGAATTGAGAAAGGTGCGCTTAAAAAC